AGGTAATATCTTTCCGGGCAATGCAGAAGAACGTAAAGCACTTATGAAAATGTATGGTGGTACAGGTTCTGCTGCAGGTAAAGCTGCTATTGCTGGTAAGCAAGGTAATATTGCTGCAGGTCGGGCAGACTATGAAGCTGCAAGACGTAAGCGTCTTAAAGCAGCAACCACTAATAAAAAGGCTGGTAAAAAAGTAGTACCTAATAAAATGAAGGGGTTTTCTAAACTTCCTGAAAAGGTACAACGTAAAATGAGTCCAACAAAAGCTGCTAAATATAAGTATGGTGGCTCAGTTAGTAGTGGATGTGCTAGACAAGTTAAAGGCTTTGGTGCTGCCCGGAGGCCAAAGAAGTAAGGAGATTCTACAATGCCATTGAAGCGTGGAAGCTCTGCAAAAACTGTTAGTAAAAATATCCGTACTTTAAAAAAAGAGGGCAAGCCACAGAAACAAGCTGTGGCTATTGCTCTTTCAAAGGCGGGTAAGTCTAATCCAGTAGCTAAAGATTTGCAGAGTAGTAAATATAAACCTCGTATTGTTAAACCAAAAAAGGGCAAAGGTTCTTATACTCGCAAAAGTACGAGAACCTATGCTGCTGGTCAAAGCATTGGTAAGAAGTCTACTGTAAATAAAGCTGGTAACTATACAAAACCTACTATGCGTAAACGTCTTTTTGAAAAGATTAAGGCAGGTTCACGCGGGGGAAAGCCGGGACAGTGGAGTGCAAGAAAAGCTCAGTTGCTGGCATCTGAATATAAAAAAGCTGGTGGGGGATATAAAAGTTAATGGAACAGTTAAAGCTTCCTATTGCTTTAGTTGTAGCAATGGTACTACAAATTTCTGGTGGTGTTTGGTGGGTAAGTCAGCAAGCACAGACTATTGCTAACTTAGAAGCTACTGTTTCTGAGATGTCTAGCCGCATGGCTATTGAAGAAAATGTAAATATGAAACGAGATGTAGAACAACTTAAAAAAGAAGTTGAGAACATTTGGGAAATGGAAAATTCTGTAAGCATGATGGTTACTGAACAGATACGTGTCAAGGCTCGTATATCTGTTCTTGAAAAAGAATTACAGTTTTTTGAACGTGACCACAATAGACTTACACAACATCCTATGGAATAATGAAACATGTCTTTCTTTTATTTGTTTTTCTTGGAATTGGAGAGGATAAAAAACTAGTAAGCAACGATTTATATTTTAAAGATTTAAATGATTGCGTTTGGTATGCTCAAAAATTACATAAGCAGGGTAGTCAAATCACATCTTATTGTTTACCAAAGTTGGTTCGTAAAGATTTAGAGGTATACTAATGTTAGCAGAACTTGCCGCAGCTAACGCTGCATTTGCCGTTATAAAACAATGCGTTAGCAATGGTAAAGAAATAGCTGACGCTGCCTCTTCAATTGGTAAATTTGTAGGAGCTAAAGAAGACCTTCAAAAAAAGGTAAACAAAAAAGGTGGTGGCTCAGATTTAGAAGAGTTCTTAGCATTAGAAAAAATAAGAGAACAAGAAGAACAACTAAAACAGATTATGATTTACACAGGAAGACCCGGACTATGGAATGACTGGGTAAGATTTCAGGCAAAGGCTCGTGTGGCACGAAGAGAAGCAGAGCAGTTAGCTATAGAAAAAAGAAAAGAGTTTATAGAAAATACCATTATAGCTGGTGCTATACTTGCTTTTTTAGCTGTTGCTGGTTCTTTGTTTGTTCTTATTGCAAATCACAGAGGATTGTTGTAAACAATTTTATTTAATGATATAATAGGTTTATTATGGCAGGATTAAAAAAACCACAAAAGGATTTAAAAGCTTGGACAAAACAAAAATGGAGAACCAAGAGTGGTAAGCCCTCTACTCAAGGCCCAAAGGCTACAGGTGAACGCTATTTACCAGCTAAAGCAATTAAAGCGTTATCCTCAAAAGAATACGCAAAGACTACGGCAGCTAAAAGAAAAGGAACAAAACAGGGAAAGCAATTTGTTAAGCAACCTAAAACTGTCGCAAAGAAAGTAAGGCGTTATAGAAAGGTAAAGTAATGAGCAAGTATCCCGGCGTTAAACGCCTACCATCAGGAGGAATAGAATATCGTGGCAAAAAGTTTTCAGGTTTTAACAAACCTCGTAAGTCAGACCGTCCAGAAAAGAAAGGAATGGTTCTCGCTAAAGAGGGTGACAATATTAAACTCATTCATTTTGGAGCTAAAGGATACGGTCATAACTACTCTCCTACTGCTCGTAAGTCCTTTAAATCAAGGCATCAAAAAAATATCAGCAAAGGTAAGCTTAGTGCTGCTTATTGGGCTGATAAAGTATTATGGGCTGGACCCAGCGGTTCGCGCAAAAGCCCTCCGAAAACTCAACGACATAAGAAATATGGTAAGGGGAAGTAAGTAATGAAACTACCTAAACGTAAACCAAAACAAGGCGACTTAAATGAACTCTATATGCCAAAGCTTCCGTATAAAATTAGTCCTGATGGATATTATTATCTTGAAGAAAAAGGTGCAACTATGGAAGTACCTAAATCAAAGCCTAAAGCCCAGCGTAAAAAGATGGGTGGACGGATTGGTTCAGGTTGTAATAGGCTTTACTAATGGCTATAAATCGCGCAAGCGTAGGTCAGCAAATTACCAAACCGGGATTGAAAAAACGATTGACCAAGACTTCTGGAAAAAAGAATGGGAAAAACAAATCAGGGGTTTCTACAAGAAAGAATAGGTTATACTAATGGCTACTTCAGGTACTTTTAATTTTGCAATGGATATTGATGAGGTTATCCAAGAAGCAATAGAAATGATTGGGGGAGAAGAAACCCTTGGTCATGAACCTCGTTCTGCTCGTAGGTCTATTAATCTTATCCTTCAAGATTGGCAGAACCGTGGAGTTATGCTTTGGACTGCGAATACTTCTGTAGTAACTGTAGCAGCTAGTGTAACTACCTTTACTCTTGCTTCTGCAACTATTGACGTACTTGAAGCTGTTCACAGCCGTAGTAATACTGACTTGCAGATTGACCGTATTTCTATGCAAGAATATTTAAAGATTCCTAACAAGGGTCAAACTGGTCGTACCACACAGTATGCTGTTCGTCATGGTCGTGGTCAACCTACAGTTTTTCTTTGGCCTATCCCAGATAATTCAACTGATGAAATTAAACTAGAACTTGTTCGTTATATGGAAGATGTTGATAAATCTGCTTTCCAGAATGCGGATATTTCAAGACGTTTTCTTCCGTGTCTTACAGCAGGACTTGCATATCACATGTCTATGAAACGTCCGGGTGTAGATATTAATCGTATTCAACTTGTTAAACAGGAGTATGAAGAAAGACTTGCTCGTGCTATGGAAGAAGATAGAGAACGTGTAAGTATTTTCTTGAAACCTAAAGTGGCAATCTAATGGCAACTGGAAGATATTCATTTGGTATATGTGATGTATGTGGGTTTAGATATAAATTAAAAGAGCTTCGTAAAAATAGTTATGGAGCTATGGTTTGTCCTATGGATTGGGACGGTGCTTATGATTTAGCAAACCATCCTCAAAATAAAACCCCAGATGTGACAGACGACATTACAGTTAAAAATCCAAGAGGGCGTTCACCAATGCCGCCTACAAATGTTACAGTAACAGATTGGTTGCCACCATACCCACCGGGAGTATAATATGGCACGAGGAACAAACGTATTACAAGAATGTGATATTTGTGGGTTTGAATATAGAAAATCTATAATGAGATTGAACTCTAGTGGACTTCTTGTTTGTCCAGAAGACTATGAAGGTTCATATGATTTTAAAAGCCATCCTCAAAATAAAACACCTTCTCTAATTCGTGAAGAACCGTGGATAGCAAATGCAAGACCAGAAGATACAAGTCCCGGCGGTGCAGGTGCAAACCTAGTTTGGAATACTGCAACTCTTGTTTGGAACAATGTAAATAAGAATTGGAATAATGTATAATGGCAACACTAACTGGTAAGACTATTGCAAGCACTTACAAAGATTTGCTACAAGTTAGCAATAATAATTCTGGTGTTGATGGTACACTTCGTGATATTGAAGATGGTGAAGGTACTGCATCCGCTTTACAGATTTCTCAAAGTGGTGTTAATATTGATGGTGACTTCTATATAGGTGGTGACCAGCTTACCGCAACTGTATCCGCACTAAATAATATTGCTGACCTTACTGGCACTAATGGCA